CAAGGATTGCGATATTGAGCGCATACGATGAGGTATGCGCTTTTTTAGATAATTCATTAGATGGGACTTTGCATTACTGGGATGATACCTTGCATACCTATCTGCAAGGCTCGGCATATACTTTCGAGTTTACGACGGAATCATGGAAGGAAGATACTACATATCTTGTGGAGGGCAATCACTTATCCTTCAAATACAAGGATAAGGGCTACTATCTGAATATCGTTGAAACGGAGAAAGACGAACTGGAAGTCAAGGTCACGGCTTATGGTCTTGTGTTCGAGCTTCTTAACGAAGAAGTAGATACGTATGAAGGAAAATCCATGAGCTTCGAAGCATATGTTAAAGCCTTCAACTATGAGAAAAGCTTCGACATCGGCATCAATGAGGTTTCTGATAAGCGGATATCAAACAAGTGGGAAGGAACGGATACGGTACTGAAAAGGCTGTATTCACTGGCCACGGTATTCAGCGCGGAACTGGAATTTGTGACGGAGCTCAATGATGATTATTCGTTGAATAGAATTGTTTTGAATGTCTATCGTGAACATGATGATTCCCATCAGGGCATGGGGCAAAATCGGACTGGTGAGGTTCTTCACTATGGTAAAGAAGTCACTGGAATCACAAAGAAATCGGACATAACCGAGCTGTGTACGGCCATTCGTCCGACAGGTAAGGATGGGCTTCAGCTCAACAAGCTGAGCGGAAAGAAAGAATATGACAGTGATGGGAATGTCGAATTTCAGGTATCCGGAAACAATCTACTTGCACCGCAGGCAAGGGACCGATTCCCATCGTTGTTGAAATCGTCAAAAAATGACCGCTATATCGTCAAGATATGGAGCTACGATACATCGGATGTCAATGTCCTGTATGGGCAGGCTAAGGCAGAGCTCATGAAGATCATGGTGCCGAAAGTATCATATGAAGTCGATAGTTATGTCGATGCCAATATCGGTGATACGTTCACGATCGAGGATACGAACTACACTCCGACGCTGTATCTTACAGCTCGAGTCACAGAGCAAGAGATACGCTTCACGGATTCTTCGAATTCTAAAACAACTTTCGACAACTTCGAAGAGATCACATCACAGATTGACCAGTCACTGATCAATGCCATGCAAAGCATGATCGATGCCAAACGCACATTTGAGGTCAACATCATATCTTCCAACGGTACGGTGTTCAAGAACAGCACCGGATCAACGACACTGACGGCCAAGGTACTGGCCAACAACCAGGATGCATCCGGAGAGATGACATATCAGTGGTACAAGGATGGAACCGCATGTTCGACCGGTCAGACATTATCAGTATTTGCGAAAGATATCACCAATACCGTTACGTACCGTGTAGAAGCTATCGATGCCAACGGCACAGTAAGAGGAGCCACAGAAGTAACATGCGCCAATGTGACTGATGGAAACTCAAGCCACATCCATATTGCATACGCCAATTCGGCGGAAGGCTCAAAAGACTTCAGCACATCCTGGTTCGATGGCGCCATGTACTTTGGCGTCTATACCGACGACAAGGAAACGGCATCTGAAACATACACGGACTACAAATGGACACGGATCAAAGGAGAACAAGGAAATCCCGGTGCTAAAGGTGATCCGGGCAAAAACGGCACAGATGGTGTATCCCCAACAGTTTCAGTATCCAAGAGCGGCGGTGTAACTACTATATCCATCACGGATAAGAACGGTACACATACACAGACCGTGAACGATGGTACAAACGGTACACCAGGTGCGAAGGGTGCAGATGGAAAGACACCGTACTTCCACGTCAAGTATTCCAACGATGGAGGAAAGACCTTCACAGGAAACAGCGGAGAAGATGTTGGTACCTACATCGGCACATGCACGGATTACAACTCGGCAGACCCTACGACAGTAAGCTCATATACATGGGCAAGGATCAAGGGCGATACTGGTGCAAAAGGTGAGCAAGGCGACACGGGCCCAAGGGGGCCATCTGGTATCAGCGTTGCATCAGTAGTCATTCAATACTATCTGTCCACTTCCAGTACATCCATGAGCGGTGGATCGTGGTCGACGGACTATCCACAATGGGAGCCAAATAAATGGGTATGGATCCGACAGGAAACCACGCTTTCCGATGGCACGAAAAAGTATTCGGATGGTAAACTGTGGTCCAACCTCAATGAATTGTATGAGCTGGAGACTTCCAATAGTGCCGAAATCATCAATGCCAATGATTCCATCAAATCGACAGTTGAACAGGTCAACACATATCACTCCGAACTATCGGAGGCGATCGAGTCAAATGCCGATGCACTGGATGCTTTTAAGAGCGATGTGAGTGGTACGTATGCAACCAAATCAGAGATAGCGCAGACCTCACAGTCCATCCAGGCAAGCATCAAAAAGACCATCAGTGATAGCACATATCAGACCGTATCCAATGTGAAACTGGATGAATCCGGATTGCATGTGGGTACATCCAATACACAGACCGAATCCCGTATCGATGGGTCCGGGCTTACTGTATCGGATGCAGATGGAAACATACTGATGAATGTAACGACCACACAATCGATGATACAGAACCTTAAGGTAACGGAAAAAGTGCAGTTCGGTGCCCATCAGATACAGGCATATAGCGGCGAAGAAGCGGATGGCTCGACAGTTGTTGGAACGGCCTTCCTATGGATTGGAGATGTTAAATAATGCCAAGCATAAGCAAAACGGTACAGCTCGGAAGCTACTGGAAGATGACCCTGAGTGTGTCGGAATCCAGTACGAGCACAGCCAACAATACATCGACCTTGTCGTATTCGCTTGTACTTACATCTACAGGCGGATCGGCACAGTATAATGGCGCAGGATCTTATGCAATCAATATCAATGGATCAAGAGTCAAATCAGGAACGGTCAATCTGAATGTTGCTACTTATGGATCGGTTACACTTGCGTCCGGATCAACGACGGTCGGCCATAACAATGATGGCAGCAAGACCGTATCAGTATCTGCATCATACTCAAGTGCGGCAAGTGCCTACTATCTGCCTTCTTCAGGCAGTACATCAGGAAGTCTTACGCTTACCAAGATACCAAGAGCATCCATAATCGATACTTTTACAGGAAGTACGGTAGATGGTTCTTTCGCGGTCACATATACCAAGAGCGTATCCACATACACGGACAAGCTTCGCATATCTATCCCGAACGTCAAATCATTGATGACTATTGATTACAACACGTCCGGGACGAGCTTTACACTCGATACAACAAGCCTTGAGTATATCTATTCCAACTACACAACCACACAGACGGTACAGTTGGGTGCCGTCATGGAGACATACAATGGAAGCACGAAAATTGGTGAATCATCGGAATACAAGATAGATGTATCCATCAATGCACCACCAAGCATAAGCTCTGTCGCTCTGACAGAGACAAGCGGTATATCGGGCATCGGCAGTACGGATATCGTTGCGATACTCGGCAAGAAGTCGGTCAAGGTCACAGCATCTGCACAGCATCATGCATCCATCACCATGATCCAGGTAACCAACGGTTCAGTAACCAAGACCGGAACGGATGCATCGACGGCAACAGTTGGCTTTGACAATATGAGTTCGGCAACATTTACGGTGACCGTCACAGACAGTCGCGGTTTTACAACGACGACCACGACAAGCGGTACATACTATGCCTACTTCAAGCCGACGATACAGTCACTGACAGTTGCAAGGCAGACAGACACAGCAAGCACGGCAACCATCTCCGGAAATGGTACTTACTGGAACGGGAAGATAGGGTCTGTTACCAACACGGTCACATATACGGTCACCGATGATGCTTCGGTATCGGCTACAACACCGACGTTATCCGGACAGACATGGACGATAAGCCAAGGCGTATCCAATGTTCCATATCAATCAAGCTTTCACTTCACGGTAACGATCAAGGATGCTTTAGGCCAGTCTGAAACAAGACAGATCACGCTTCCTTCGACTACCCCGGTGGTATGGATTGGAAAGAGTCAGGTAAAGGTCAACGGTAAATCCGTAAATACCGCCATAGCACAGGCCGAGGAGCTTATGCAGTGGAAACAGAAAGTTCTAGCTGGTGAAACGGCGGTCATCATCTTTGAAAGCGAGGAATGATATGATAGTAGCTAAATTTTTAAACAATGTGCATAATCTTGTGGAGCAGAAAGACATCAAGGAAACAGTGATTGGAAGCCATAATGTACAGGCCTACACGCACAATATCACTGTATCCACAGATCCAACCAAATTTGACTACCTGCTTATCTATATGTATGCACCAGGCAGTACAAGAACCCTGGTCGGTGTAGCCAAATACTACGGTGGCAAGTGGTACACGATGGCGCCACAAGCAGACTATCGCGGCATTGGGATCCGTGTAGAATCAAGTGGCACATCCATGACCATTCGAACCGAGGAGTGGGTCAACTCGAGCAACAACAGCGGCGTTAGCATCATCGCTATCGTCGGCGTAAATCGGGGGGGGGTCACTGGCTAAGATCTTTAACTGGCTGGCACCTCGTAGAAAGGTGGTGCTAGCATGCTAAAGACCAAAGCTAACTCCAAAGAGTACAAGGTACTTACCGATACTGATCTAGATGTACAGACCGCTACTGTATCCGGTAACGGCTTGACAGTT